AGACGTTGGCGACGCCGGGGAACTCCGCGTCGGCGGCCTCCTGGATCGCGGTCAACGCTGACTCGCCCGGGCTGGTGGGGTACCCCCACAGGTGGACGTTGCCGGTGAACACGATCGAGAACTCGTCGGGGATGTTCGCCTGCCCCAGGATCTGGTTGATCCTGGTGTCGATGGGGTCGCCGTCGTACCAGCAGATATTCCCGTCCGACTGCTTGGGGCACTGGATGCCCCAGGTGGGCGGGTCGGTCAGCTGCATCTCGACGGCCGCCAGGATCTCGAAGATGTCGACGCACGCGAGGGTGAGCATGTTCACCCGCTGCGACGGGTGGAACGAGTAGTCGTACTCTTCGATCCAGCCGCGGAACCTCCGGTACCAGTTCCCGTCGACGGGGTTGAACCTGTTGATCTGCACCTGCTTCAACGGTTCGATCAACCCCACATAGGGTGACGACGGGTTGGTGGGGTCCAACACGCCGTCGACGTCGGCGATCTCGACGGTCGCCCTGCCGACATCGGTGCGGTCGAGCTCGAACTGGCGGCCCCGGTCGATCTGGTAGCTGGTGACGAGGTTCGGGTACAGCTGGTCAAGCTGCGCCCACGCGGGCGCCCACACCAGCGCACCCGCCTGGAACGCTATGGCGACCCTGGACTGGACGGGGCTGGGGTCGAGACTCATCTCGCGCCTCTGCGCTGGTGCGACCTGGCTTTCGTTCGTTTCGCGAGCGCGTGTTCCATCGCCTTCACGTCCTGGACGCCGTTGAACGTGACCGGCCCGTTGAACACCGCGCCGTGGGCGAGCGCGAACGCGGACGACGGGGCCGCGACGGTGCCGCCCGGCCCGACCCCGGCGAGCCCCTGCCTGAGCCGGCGCCGCTGCTGCGGTGTGAGGCCGAGACCCAACTGGTTGATGAACGCGTCCGGCTGGAGCTTCCGGAACCGGAGGATGTGGTCGCCGCCCTGCTTGAACTCGTCCTGGATCCCCTGCAGCAGCTCCCGGATCTTCTGCCTGACCTCCGGCTCCAGCGATTTGAAGTCGAGGGCTTTCCGGATCCGCTGCAACAACGACCGGTTCCCCCTGGTGTCGAGCTCGGTGCCTTTCAGGTGGTCGGCGACCCGGGCGAGCTGGCGGCGCAACGCTTTCATGCCGGGGATCGGGTCCTCACCGGTCGGCCCCAACCCGAGGATCCCGAACTGGCGGGCGACGAGCGCGTCGTGGCGTTTCTGGGCGAGCTCCTTCTGTTTCTCCGCCGCCCTCGAGGCGGCGTCGGCGGCGTCGCTCGCGATCTGCTCCTGGTCGGACAGGATGTCCCGCTGGATCTGCAACAGGTCATCCTGCAAGGTCTGTTTGCGGGTGACGTCCTTGGCGGCGTCAATCCACTTCTGCACCAGCGCGGAGATCTCCCGCAACCTCTTGATCTGCCCTTGCAACGTGGGGATGTCCTGGACGCGGTCGATCATCCGGGCGAGCCTGGCGTCGCGGAACTGGTTCCGTTGCGCGTTCGTGATGTTGACCGGGTGCCCCCGGAACGGGGTCACCCCAGGAAGATCCGAGAACGTGCCCGGCTTCAGCCCCTGCGTGAGCGTCGTGGCGGCATGGGTGGCAGCCTCGAACGCGTCCATCGACCCGGCCGCGCCCTGCGCGTTCTCGTCGATGATCCCGAGCATCTGCCCCATGGTCTTGAACTGGTCGATCGCCTGCGTCCAGATCGGCTTGTCCAGGAACCCAACGAGCTTCCCGATGCTGCCCCCGCCGCCGCCCTTCTGGGAGGGCAACTGGACGCTCCCCGCCTTCTTGAGAACCTCGATCAGCTGGTTCGCTCGTTTCGCGGCGGTGACGAGCATGGGGATCAGCCCGGTGCCGAGCGCGTCCTTGAGGTCCTCGATGTTCGCGTGGAACTTCTTGGCCTGGTTCGCGGCGGTCCCCTGGGTGCGCGCGAAGTTCCCCTGCTGCAGCTTCGTGTGCTCGAGGATCAGCTCGTACCGGGCCATCACCTTTTCCTGCTCGGTGAGCGACGCCGCGTTCGTTTTCCCGGTGTCGGCCATCGCCTGCTGGGTTGTCATCGCCGCGGTGATGAGAACCCCGTAGCGTTTCAAGCCGCGTGACATGCCGGCAAGCGCGGACTGGACGGCGCGGAACGCCTCGTCGAACGTGCCCCCCTTGAACGACGCGAGATCAGCGGCGAGCTGGGTCATCGTCTCGGACATCTGGGCGGCCTGGCCCGCAGTGACATTCATGGGTTTGAACAGGGCGCCGAACGCGCCGGCGGCGGTGACCGCCGCCCGCTCCGACACGCCCATCGATTCGGCGGTGGTTTTCGACCAGTCCTCGATCGACTTCGAGGATTCGCCGAACACCACGTCGAGGCGCTGCACCTGTTTCTGGAGGTCGACCGCACCCTGGACGCCCTCTTTCATGACCTCGAACGCGGTCGTAGCTCCCGCGAACGCGACCATCCCCTTCAACACGTCACCCATGAACGGGCCGCCGCCGGGGCGCCCGCCGGCCCGGCCGGCCCTGCTCATGTCGCGCTGGAACTTGGCGGCGCTCCTGGACGATTTCGCGAACGCCCGCTCGAGGCTGGTGCTGTCACCGACGATCTGGACCTCGAGGCGGCGCGCCAATTTACTCGAACCCCCTCAGCTGGAGGAACGCCGTGAACAGGTCGTGGCAGGCGAGCATGTTCGCGGGGGTCAGGTCCCCCACGTCACCGGGCCGGATTGCGAAATAGCCGAGGCTGGGCCGCCAGAGCCGTTCGGGGGGTTGGGCGGTGTCGCCGAACTCGCGGTCGAACCTGCCCCAGAAGAGTCGGAGCTCCCGGTCGAGTTTGCGGCTGGGGGGCCGGCATCATCCTCGCCGCCGGTTTCGGTGTCGCCGAAGTCGAGGTCGAAGCTGGACGCGAACGGGCCGTCCCCGAGGCGTTCCCACACGTCCTGGGCCTGGTCGGGGTTGACGCGGCCGGCGCGGTGCAACGCGATGACGGCGATGACCGCGACGAGCTCGGCGTCGGCGCGGCGGAGCGCGTCGACGAGGGTGGCCGGGTACACCTGGGCGAACCGTTTCAGCCAGCCCCATTCGCGGACGGTGAACGCGTCGAGCTCCCCGAACTCGTATACGCCGTCCCAGGGGGCGGAGTTGCGGATGGTGATGGTGTTCACAGGATGCCGCCCTGCTCCCAGTTGGCGGCGATCCTGTCGAGCGCCAGCTCGTAGGCGTGTTCGGTCTCGGCGACGTTCCGGTTCCTCGCAATCAACAGGCAGCGCATCACCATCCGCCCGAACTCCGGGTGCGTCCCCGTCGACCGTTGCGACTGGTACACCGACACGCCTCTCTGGGTGACGCTGGTCTTGAAGCTGCGCGCCGTTTTCGGGGAGACGGGGAGGATCCTGGCGGCCGCGTCGTTCTTGACCGCGTCACCGACGGTTCGGAGGATCGCCCGGTTCGCCAGCCGCACCTGCCGTTCCGCGCGGGCGTTGACCATCATCAGCGGGCGGAGCCCGCGAACAACGAGAACATCCCTCGGCATCGCTATGCGGTGACGAAGGTGAGGCCGGCCGGGTCGGCCGCCGTGAACTCCACGCTGTACGTGTCGGCGTCCCCCCTGGTCGCCCCGGGGTTGTAGGTGAGGATCTGGACGTTCCCGGTCAGCTTCGGGTTCGACGGCCCCACCGTCGCGCTCCCGTCGGGCATCCACTCGAACGCGACGACATCCCGGTTCTGGTGGATCGGGTACAGCGTCTGATGCGTCTCACCGGTCCCGTAGGCGCCATAGAACTCGACGGTCACCGACTGGGTGGTGACACCGGCGAGGAACTCGCTCGCCCCGGTCGGGTTGAACCCCGACACGTCGACGCGCTCATGCTCCGACGTGAACGACACCGACCGGGCGAACTGGGACAGGTCGGTGGTGTCGACCGTCACCGAATCCTTGAACGCGACCCTCTTAGGCATCCTTCGCTCCTTCCTTCCCGCTGGTCTTCTTCGGGCTCGACACGGCGGCGATCGAGCCGCGGTCGATGGCGCGCCGCTTCTCGTCGTCTGTGAGGTCCGCGTCGAACGTCTCCCCGGGCTGGTGGCCCCGGTACGCGGTGTTCCCGGTCACCCTGTACGTCTGCTTGGTCATGGGTCGCCTTTCAGGAAGCGCTGGAACCGCCACTCGCAGCCGAGCAGCTGGTCGCCGGTCGCCTCCGACGGGTAGGTCCGCCACCCGGACACGCCGCCCTGCGCCAACACGGCGACATTGGCGAGTGCGGGTTCGACGCCGGCGGGGTCACCGGGGTCCATGAGCCGGTACAGGGTCTGCATCCCCGCGACCGGGTCGACCTGTGACACGCGGGCGCGGACAGTCCAGGCGAGCAGGGCGTCGCCGACCCCGAACCCGGCCGGGTCGATGAACGGGTCGGACGGGTAGACGTCGAGGGACGGCGGCGTGGGCATGTTGTTCACGTAGGCGACCACCTGGAGCTCGGGGATCTCGTCGGCGATCACCTGGAGCGCGTCCATGAACGCGAGGGCGACATCCTCGAGGCCCGTGGTCGCCGTCGCCATCTACGCGATCCCTTCGTGGACCTTCAGCGGGGTCAGCTTCAGCGCGTGCCGCCGCCACGTGTCCAGGCCCATGAACACCGGCACCGCTTCCTGCCCCACCGGCAGCGACCCGAACGCGCTGAACGTCTGTCGCCAATGCTCGACCGCCCTGTCGAGGTTCACACCGACGACGAGAGGCGGCGGCGGCACAGGGGCAGGGTTGCCGACCGGGTCGTAGCCGAGCTCCCAGTCGATCTCCGCCGCCGCCTCGTCGAGGCAGCGTTGCATCGCGGCCACCTCCCCGGGCGTGGCCTGGGGTTTCTGCAGGTACATCTGGAGGTCGCAGACGGCCGCGTACGCCACCTCAGTCCCCCTCCTCCTGTTTCTCGGCGGCCCGGATGCTGGCGATGATGTCGGCCTTGTTCATGCTCGCGTTCGCCGGTGACACCCCGTGCTCCTGGGCGTAGGCGAGCAGCTCGTCCTTCGTCATCCCCTCCAACCCCTCGGCTTCCTCCGCCGCTTGCTCACCTGACTGGCCGCCGGTGCCCTCGTCCCCCGGCCCTGAGCTGTCGGCGCGGACGACCTGCTGGTTCGGGTTGTCCCAGAGCTCGGCCATCACGGCGTCTTGACGATCTTCACGATGCCCGTGCTCTCGATCACCATCGGCGTGAAGTAGCCCGCATAGGCGACCTGGACGCCGAGCACGGACGGCTCGACGACGGACAGGGACCCGATCCGGTCCTCGTACACCTCCGCGGCCGCACTCGAGAACATGAGGATCCGCAGCGTCCCGACACCCGCGCTCACATAGAGGGGGACGCCGCTGATGCTGCCGACCAGGCCTGTCCCCATACCGGCGGCGGCGAACCCTTCGCTGATCGCGTTCTGCGGGTTCACGGGCGGGAAGATGGGGGCGAGGATGGGGAGCATGTCGGGGCCGGTGACCGCGAACACCCGGCCGGCCCCCTTCGTGGCGAGGTAAATCTTCGACGCGGCGTCCCACAGGGACGCTGAGACGCCGGCGGCGGTGGCAGCGCCGGTGGCGATCGGGACGCCCGCCGTGGCCGCCGAGTCGAACGCCGCACAGGCTGCGGCCTCGGTCTGGATGGCGTAGTTCGCGGCGAGGTCGCCGACCACGATGTCCATGATCCCCGGCGTCGTGAAATCGACGTCCTGCCTCGAGACGTTGACGTAGCCGCCGTAGGTGACCGCGGTCGCGGTGAGCTTGGTGATCGTCATCTTCTGGGAGACGAGCTCGCCTTTCTCCGCCGACTGCGTCGCGACGCTCGTATGCTGCGTCACCTTCGGCCTCGACCATGTCTGCCCGGGCAGCTGCCTGGGGCCGAGCTGGGTGACGAGCGACCGGTTCGTGTCGATGAAGTTCACGACCGGGCCGAGGATGGGGGCTGGGATCAGGCCGGGGTTGTCCGCGGTCGTCTGATGCGCCGCGGCGCGCTGCTCAACCTGGTACCGCTCCAGCCGTTCCTTCGCGGCGACCGACGACCCCATCAGCACCTGGATGTAATCCGACATGTATTCGCCCGCCGTCCGGTACTCCACCTTCGGCGGCGTGCTTTTGTCGCGGTCGCCCATGAACTTCGCGATCTCGGCGAGCTGCGCCCGGCTGTCGATCGCGATCTGCCGGGTCTCCTTCAACGGGCCGATCTGCTTGTGGAGCTCGCCCATCCGCTCGCGGGCGCGCGTCACCATCTCCATCTCCTGGGACGTGAGGTCGCGGCCCTCTTTCTCGGCGGCCTCGACGGTCACGTCGATGAACCCTTGCTGGTCGTTCACCTCGCCGACGAGGCGGGTGAGAACCTGGTCCGTTGTGTTCATGCGGGGTAGCCTCGCTTCCCTAAGCGAAAAGGACTGGTTTCGCTCGAGCGCCACCTACCCCACGGGTTCTGCCGGCGCCGCCCACGGCGGCCATCAACGGTCAGCGTTCGGTGGTCACCCCGAGTGTCGCATACCGGTCGGCGAGCATCCAACCCCTGACCATGTCGAGGTTGGGGCGCGGGACCGGGTCGCCGGGCTCACCGGCCTCCCGGACAGCCAGCACCTGGGCGGTCTTGTAGGCGGGGTCGGGTGTCATCGCAATATGGTCGAGCCACAGGCGGTTCAGGCGGCGCAACCCTCGCTCGGGCCACGTCTCGCCGCCGTCGGGGACCCCGAACCCGGCGCTGGCGTCCAGCAGGCCGTCGTCGGCCAGTGCGAGCGTCTCGTCACCCGCGGCGGTCCTCGCGATCTGCAGCTCGGCGACCAGGCCAACCTCCCGGGAGGGGTGGAACGCGACCGCCCTCCCGACGACCTGGTCGATCACGTGGCCGCGGTTGACCGCGATACGCCGGTGGCGGGCGTCCAGCCCCTCGAACGCGCCGCGCGACACGATCTCCCGGATCAGCCTGCCCTTGTGCACAACCTGCGCTTCGGTCTCGTACGGCATCACGATCAGCTCGATCTGCCGTTTCGGGAACGACACGCCGACCTGGGTGGCGGACCGGAACTCGAGCTCCAGTGTGGTCATTTCAGTACCCCCGCGGACACGTCGGTGGGGACGCTGTTGTCGAGCCGTTCGGCGTCCCGGATCTCCTGGACCGTCAATGCCGGCTGCCCGGTCACCGGGTCCACAATGCTGTTCAGGATCTGGGCGGTTTGCGCCCGGATCAGTGGTTCCGGCTGCACATACGAGTCGCTGTTCAGCTCCACCCTGGTTCCCCTGGGGAGCAGCCACCCGGACAGGGCCGACATCACCGCGCGCGCTTTGGGGCGGAGCCCGGTGCGCCAGTGGTAGTCGTACATGCCTTCCATCGTCTTGTAGGTCATGCTGTCCGGGCCGGCGGGCAGCCCCACCAGTGGGCCGGGCACCCCGAGGAGCTCCGCGATCCTGGCCTCGTTGAACTGGAGCAGCTCGACGAGCGCCATTTGGACGGGGTCGACCTGGACGGCCTCCCAGGTGACACCCCCGGACAGGACGGCGGGTTTCCCGACGGTGCTGGCGCGCGCGTCGACCCAGTCGGCCTGGAGTGTGGCGGCCTGGACGGGATCCCTGTTCCCGGGGACGGTGAGGATGCCGGCGGGGATGCCGCCGCCGGCGGCGAGCTGGGTGCCGTACCGGGTCAACACCTGGGCTGCGACCATCCGGTAACCCCCGGCTTCGAGCGGGCCGTGCCCGCGCGCGTCGGCGACACTGCTCGAGTACCGGATGTGGAGCAGGTCGCCGCCTGGGCCGGTGGGGCTCACCCCCGCCGACACGGGCATGTCGCCGATCCGGTAGCGGCGGCCCCCGTCGGGTGACAGCTCCGCGCTCACCAATCCCGGCGGGACAACGTGGAACCGGGCGGGCCACCCGGTCGCGTACCGGGCGGTGGTGATCACGAACGCCTCGCCGAGCTGGAACGCCCAGAACAGCTCTTTCGAGAACTCCTCGAAGCTGTTGTACACGTCGGGGTCGGGGTTGTTCATCCAGTCGGCCCCCAGGTAGTCGGCGGCGCCGACCAGGTAGGGCGGCATCGTCGACAGGACACTCGAGTTGCGGTCCAGGCACATCCACGCGGTGTCCGTCAGCTGGGGTGTGAGCGATTGCTGCCACGCGGGCGGCCACCAATCACTCGGCCACCCCGACCAGGCGGACGCCATGATCCTGGGTGGCGGCCCTGCGAACACGTCGGCCCCCTCGACCGTGACGCCGTGCGGGTCCCCCGGTGTTACCAGCTGGTCGGGGCCGACAGTCGACGGCGGAACCGACGCGGGGTCGTTCGGGTTGGGGGTGATGTCGTCGGGCGGCCGCAGCGCCATACGGGCAGCGAGATCGCGGATCCCCACGCCACCGGAGTATACCCCACTGATTTGGTGGACAAAGCGTCGGGCTAGTAGATCGCCGGGGTCGGTGCCGGCTGATGCGCAGCGTTCACAGCCCACACGAGTGCTTTCACCAGATGGGGGTGACCGTACATGGGGATCAGCGTCATCCCGTTGATGCCCTCACGGACGCGGGCTTGTTCGACGGCAGCGGTGAGCTCCTGCGCCGGCTTGTGATGCACGATGACCCTGTTCGCGGCCAGGTCGCGGAACAGTGGGAGCCCCGTCCGGGTCTCTTTGATCCCGGACGGCTCCGGGGTCGGCAGCATCTCCAACGGGACACGCGACAACAGGTTGGCGCCCACCAGGATCTGGGTGACGTCCCAGTAGCCGGCCAAGTGTTCGACGTCGAGGATCGCGCTGTCCCAGTCGTCGTACACCCACCCGTCGACCTCGAGTTGCCCGTCTGGGAGCAGGCACACGGCGGCGACCGCCGCCCCCTTCCCCCAGTTGTCCTCGACGGCGAGCCACATCGGCCCGGTCGCGTCCACGTCACCGGCTAGTGATGCCCAGACGCCGGGTGGGAGCAGCTCCTCCCCGTCCAGCTTGACCGCCGCCTGTTCCGGCCACTGATTCAGCCACTGCGACCGGAAGCCTTCGACCGGGTCGGGCTCGTCCGGGTCCAGGGTGCCGCCGGCGCGGGCGTTCGCCAATTGCTGCGCGACGAGCTTCTCGCGTTGCGGCGTCCAATGCGGACTGGCCAATCGCCACCCGGTGCGGTCCTCGAGGTGCGCGTCCCTGGGAGCACTCCATTCGATCAGGAGGTCGCCGTCGCCGGTCTCGAGCTCGGCGAGCGCGGCGCGGCGCCGGTCGACCATCAACGGGGTGGCGAGCCGGTGCGCGGTCGACACCAGCAGCAGCTGCGGCTGCGCCCGCTCGACCATCGTCGGGGCGAGCCCCTCGCTGACGACCTGTTCGTCGACCTTCCACCCCTCATCCACCGCGCCTAGGCTCACCGAGTACCCGTACACGGCGCCGCGGGCGCGGATCATCCACCTCGACCGGTCACCCAGCCACTCGATCGCCTCCTGCCCGTTCACCTCCGTCACCTTGTACTCCCTGGGCCGCTGACGGCACCAGATCCGGGCTGTCCGCTGCACCTCCTTGCAGATCGCGATGTCCTTCCCCGTATGCAAAACGTCCTGCGGCTCCCCGAACCGGTCGCCCTGATGAATCCGCCAAAGAAGCAGCTCGCGGAGCAGCCACGATTTGCCGAGCTGGCGGGCCATGCTCAGGATCAGCGCGTCCCACACCAGCCTGTCGTCCCCGTCATGCTCAAGCAGCCGCGTCGCGACCAGCCGCTGCCACCAGCGGAGCCGCCGCCCCTCCCGCTCCTCCGCCCACCCGATGAACACCCGGCCGAGCGACCCGGTCGCGTCCGGGTGCGGCACCGTCATCAACCTGGGCCACGTCGCATCCCTGGGCGGCCGCCGCAGCCCCCGCAGCCACGGGACACGCCACCGCGGATCGTTCGCGGGCAGCCCCACCGGCTCCGCCACCACCTGCTTCGCCGGCGGCGACTGGGCGAGCTGCCCCTTCCGATGCCACCCCCGGTTACACCACCGGTGCTCCGGCCCCGCATACCGTGTCTTGTCACCATCAACATGCCCGAGGTCCCACGGCTCCCCCGGCAGAATCAGGCCGCCGCACCGGACACAAGACGCACCCCCAGCCAGAACCAGCGGCTCCAACTGGGCGCGTTTCGCCTGATGCTTCGCCCCATACCCCCTGGCCGCCGTCGACCCGATCCCCCCAACTCGCCCATACACGCGCGCAGTCACCCCAACCCCGCCCCCCTCACCCAGGCCCCGCACCGGTCGCCCAGCAGGGGGGTTTTTCCGTCTGCGGCCGCAGCGGAGTCACCGGTCGCCCCAAAAACCGACCCCCCCGTCTGGGGTATGGACAGGGGGCTGGCGGCGACGACGATGAGGGTATGAGCATGCGTCTGGTTCTCTCGGTTGTGCTGTTCGCGGTGTTGGCTGCTGCTGCGTTCGGTGTGGTGCGCATGTTGATGACTGGCCCTCCGGGCCGTTGGTTGAACGGTGGGGTGACACGCCATCCGGTTGTTGCGACGGTGCTGGTTGTGGCCTGTGGGGTTGCTGCGCACTACACGCTCGGCTGGTAAAGCGCTTCACGCGATGATCCGCATCATGGTTTCGCCCATCCCGCTGCCGGCGTGCGCTGTCAGCGGGTTGCTGATGGATTGGATGAGCAGGGTGACGGTGAGTGCGCCCTTGGTGACGGGGATTACGCGTTGCACCAACAGGGGCCATCCGAACTGGCGGTCGCTGGTGACGTGGCCAAGGTCATAGGGGGTGCCGTCGACGTCAGCGTAGATGCGGGCTTCGCCACCGCTGGTGTTGGTGAGCTCGAGCATGGGGATGCTGGCGCGGACGAGCATCTCGGTTTGGATGTCGATGGTGATGGTGGCCTGGAGCAGGGTGGCTGTGGCGCCGCCGGCGACGACGAGGTCGGTGTCGCGTTCGATGTGGGCGAGCTGTTCGAGGCCGACGCCCATGCGGTGCCATTGGGTGCCGTCGCTGTACCGGTACCCGTCGCCTTCGACGTAGATGAGTGCGCCGGAGCCCCAGGTGCCTGGGAGGTCGAGGTTCACGTCGGCCGGGTAGAACGGGATTTCGCTGAGGTAGGCGTAGCCCATGGTTAGCCCCACCCGTGGAAGTAGGCGAGGATGACGAAGATGGCGATGATGACCATTGCGATCTCGCCGACGGTGATGGATGTGGGCATCCGTTCCTCCTTGCTGTGGTTCTAGCGTAAGTGGTGCGACCGGCCCGCCCCGCTCCACCCCTGAAGGGGCGGGCGGGCCGGCGCCCGAACGGGTGTGGTTGTAGTAGTCAGGGCCGTGAGCGGTTCTCCCATTACCCCCCCTCCCCCTCGCCACGTTTCAACAATGAATCCACAGGGTTTTGCACAGGCCTGGCGATCGGCCTGGACGCGCTGGCGGTAGCTCGGTCCGTCACCGTCCGCCCCGTGGTCACCATCACCGCCTATTGCTCGGGCATCACCGTCTGCCCCTCATTGGTCAGCATCTGGATCACGAACCCCGCCTCATCCGAGGTGAGGTGGTCGATCGCGTGGATCGGCCTGTTCGTCAGCTCGCTCAACAGGTCGAGTCGCTGGGTGCCGGTCAGGTGGCGCTGCTCGAGCAGCTGCACGATCTGGGTGCGCTGCACCGGCCCCGCCAAATCGTCCGGCTCGTCCGGCTCGGGCTCGGGTGGGTCCTGGAGCTGCTCGAGCAGCGCGCGCATCGAGTGCTCGCTGCTGCCCAATGCCACCATGACCTGGGTGACCTCCCGGCCGGTGAGCTCCTTCGACGACGTGATGTCGCGGCCCACAACGGTGGCTGCGAACTCGAGCCTCGCCTGACGGTCGGTGACCCGGTGGTCGCGGTAGGCGGCCTGCAGCTTCCTGAGCTGGCCTGCCGTCGCCGGCGGCCCAGCGACGGCAGGCGCAGGCAGCGTGCCCTCGTCAGGCTGCTGCCCGTCGGCGGGGTCATAGTCGGGTTCCCACCACTCGCCCTCTTCCGGTTCGGTCACCGGTGAGGCCTCTCCCGCCGCTGGGGCGGCCCGGGTCTCACCGGTGACCTCCGGAATCTCATCCTCCGACCCCAACCCCAACGTGACTTCGGGGGCGAAGTCGTCGAGCACGAACTTGGAGGCCCTGGCCCATAGCATCCTCGCCGGGTGCGACTGCCATGCGCTCTGAGCCCTGACGAGGCCGGCGCGTTTCGCGTCCTCCATCGTGAACGTGACCCGGCCGAGCTCCTCACCCGTGTCGCGGCTGATCAGGACGGCCGTACACGACCGGTCGTCGCTGCCGGCCGCCCTGACAACGCGGTACCCATGCCGCACCGCGAGCGCCCGGAGTAGTTTCGCCTGCATGAACAACCGGCCGCGGATCACCGTCACCTCCGAAGCGGCTGTGACGGGGAGTCCGAGCTCGTGCACGAAGAACAACCTGAGTGCGGCGCTCATCTCACGCTGCTGCACCTGATCCCCAGCAGCCTCCGACGCGGCCAGCCAACGCCCAACACGGGCGAACCGGTCCAACTCCGAATCCCTGACGGCGGGCAGCGTCTCACTCATCCGAAGCCACCTCGAACCGCTCCCTGGTCAACAACACATACCGGCCCGAATCCAGCGCGACGTGGAACCAGACGGTGTAATGGGGCCGGCCGAAGCTCCACCAGCGTTCCGTCTCGAACCCCTCCACCCGGCCCCTGCCGCCGAGGGTTTCGACGCGGGCGCCGACGAGGTGGCCCATGTTCGCCCGCTCCCAATTCCCCGTCGTCACCGGCCGCCCCGTGTGCGCGATGGGCCACCGCCTGGTGGACGCGTCAGCCCGCGCCCCTTCCGCGACGTGCGATGCCTGGGAACCAGCAGCATGCGGGCGAGACTTCTTCGTTGCAGGATCGATAGCCCAGCGAACGACGCAGCACTAGACGCACGCTTGAGATCCTTGGTCTTGCTCATTGCAATCCGCATCTCCTCGATGTGATGGGCCAGGGCTGCCAGCCGCGCTCCAAATACGCCTGCACGCCGGCGGCCAACTGCTCGCCGATCGTCCAGTGGTCGGCGGTGCCGCGGGACTGCAGCAGCCGGCCCCCATAGGAGGCCATGAAGTTCGCGTCCATTTGGAGGCCGCCGTAGTACGGGGCGCCCGGGTCCGTCCAGCTGCCCTCGTACTGGTGGATGCACAGCAGGCCGCTGATGATCCCGGTGAGCCTGTCGACCCGGGCGGTGAGCGCGCCGCGGAGCGCCCAGACCCTCTTGCGTTCTTGCCGGTAGCGTTGCGCCCACCGCTCCGGGCCGACACCTTGGAACCGGATCTGCCCGTACCCGAGCTCCCGGTCGGGCTGCTGGGGGGTGCGTGCACCCCACGCAGCCACGGCGGCCGCGAGTGCGAGCACCAGGACGAGCAATGCGGCGTACCGTCTCGAGCACATCAGGTTCGCAGCCTCGTCTTGACGCGCCCGCGGCCCACGGGTTCACCCGCGGATGGCTCAGTGGGACCACCGGGGGCAGAGCCCGTTACGGCCGGATCGCCCAGGCCGCGGACGGTTTGTTCCTCGTGGATCCTCAGACGGACGTACGCGTTCAACCGTTCGCTGGCGGCGCGCATCCGGGCGACCTCCCGATTCGCCCGTTTGTCCTGGATCGGGTCGAGGGTCTCGGCGAGCTGGAACAGTTGCTCGTATACGAGCCCGTTCTGCATCCACGCCTGCTCGTACTCGCTCACCAGCCCGCCTGCTGGTTGAGCCGGTCGCAGTGGGCGTGGGCGACCGCCCACGTGACCACGTCGTCCCGGTTCGGGTGGGCGCGGTAGGTGGCGACCTCCCGGTGGTTGTTCAGCCGGTCGAAGATGTAGAACGACCGGCCGCCCGTCCCGCTCGACAACGTAAACACGTAGAAGCGCGGGTTCACCCGGGAGCAGCCTCACCGCGTCGTTGTCTGCGGTGGCGACAACGCTTGTCCATTTCCTGTCCACATGAGAACCGTGTCCCAGCGTGTCCGGGCGTGTTCGAGCCGGTGAGCGCCCACCACGAAATCCCTGCAAAACGGGTGGTATCGTGTCGGAGCGTGTCGGGGCGTGTTCGGCGTCTAAGGGCTTTCAAGACCGTCCCGTTCGACCACTCCGGCACCCCGCCAATCCGCTTAACCATACGGGTTTGCGGCGCAGTCCGCGTTCCCGACGCGAGCGGCTTGTCCTTCTCCTGTCCACATGAGATGGACACGATCGCCGCCAAACCCGCGTTTTCGGCGCTCATCGGCGGCGCACCAGACGCTCGATCTCGGCGACGTCGCCATGGCGGCGACGGGGGAGGATGAGCCAGAGCAGGAACAGTCCGCTCGCCGTGGCCCAGCCCGCGAGCGCGGCGAGCGCGATGAGCACCCAGCCGTTCACCGGGCCGCTTCGCCTGCCTCCTGCCGCTTCGTGTCGCGGCGGTCGCGGAGGTAGGTCTCGTACCGGTCGAGGTGGACGCGCATCTCGTCGGGGAACAGGTGCCGGTACCGGTCGAGGATCAGCTTGCCGCCATCCTTGTGGCCGACCCTGGCGGCGACCGTCTCGGGGCGCATCCCGCCGGCGGCCATCAGGCTGATGGCGGTGTGGCGGAGGTCGTGGGGGACGAGCCGGTCGAACACGGTGGCCGCCCCATGGGGGAGGCCGCGCTCCTGCCGCCATTCCATCGCCGCGCCCTTGCGGGCCGGGTGCCACACCTTCTCGTAGAAGTAGGAGTGGTCGTCGTAGGGGCCGGCGTGGTGGCGGCCGCCGCCCAGCCTCGGAAACACGAACGGTGTCCCCGTGGGGCGGGCGAGCAACTGCTCGGCGAGGAGCTGCCGCTCGTCCTCGGTCAACTCGATCAGCTTGTCCCGGTTCTCCTTGCACTGGGCGGCGGGGATGAAGATGCTGCCGCGCTTCACGTCGACGCGGTCGTCGGTGAGCGTGAGCGTCTCCCCGATCCGTGTCCCCACCGACCCCATGAACGGCGCCATCGCCGCCAAGTGCTCCGGGAACCAGGACGCGAGCCTGTCGAGCTGGTCGACGTCGAGCGCGACACCCTGCCTGCTCGCCACGCGGATCGGGTCGATCATGAGGAGCGCCAGGTCGAACCGCTGCCCGCGGCGGCGTGCGTCGCGGAGACCGCGCTTCAGCCACTCGAGCTCCTTCTTGGCGGCGTTCGGGTGCTCGACGGCCCGGTCGATGATCGCGTCCTCCACCTGGACGAGCCCGAGTTGCGGTAGCAGCAGCCCGCCGAACTCGCGGTGCAGGAACCGGAGCGCGTCGCGGGCGCGGTCGACGGTCCCTGGCGCCGGGTGTTCCCGCGTCTGCCAGCGGTGCAGGTACCCGTCGAGCATCTCGGTGATCGTGACCGGCGGCTCGGCGTGGAGGTCCCCGAGCGAACGCGCGAGCTTGCGGTTGAGCTCGTACTTCTCGGCCGCCGCATGGGTCGGGAAGCTTCTCGCGCGTTCGCCGGGGAGCCGCACCTGGAAGGTGCGGCCGTGTTTGCGGATCGACATCTAGCGGGCCTCCTTGCGCCGGGGAGGAGATGTATCTCGTGGGCGCAGCGGGATCACGTTCCTGTCACGCTGACGGTCGAGGTAGTCGAGCACGGCCGACTCCGGGAACCGGCGCAGCCGGCCGACCCGGACAGACTCGATCTCCCCTGTTTGGGCCATGTGCAGCACCGTCTCGTAGTCGACGCCCAGCAGCTCAGCCAGCTCGTGCCCGTTGTAGTGACGCTCGATCCCCATGCGAATATGTCGCCTCCCCCCGCGTAGCGGCATCACTGCCATCACACGGCCACCCCGTCGTCCTCGAAGAACCAGGCGATTGGCTTACCGGTCGCTGTCGCGATCTTCGCCAGGGTCGAGAGCGAGCCGCCTTGGTTGCGGCCGGTTTCATACCGGACGATCGTTGTGAGAGAACAACCGACCTTCCCGGCGAGACGCTCACGGGACAGGCCTGCCTCGAGCCTCGCGGCGCGGATTCTGCTTGCCAGCCGCTCCATCGAAGGCTAGAAATCTACTAGCCGTAGAATGGATAGGCAACTGGGTGCTGCACAGTGGCGACGCAAATAGCGAGAACTTCGTTCAGCCTTGGGTTGGTGACGTTCGCTCCCGACGAGGTCGGCCGGCGGATCGCCGCGGCGCGGATCCGGAAGGGATGGACGCAACTGGTGTTCGCCGGTGAAGCGAACGTCAGCCCCGGCAGCGTGTCCCGGTGGGAACGCGGGAAGCTACCGCCCGTGCGGGAGCTCGTACGGATCGCGCAGGTGCTCGGGATCGAGGTGGCCGAGCTCGTCGAGGAGAGCCCGCCGCCACTGTCACCAGGGGAGCAGTTAATCCTCGCCGAGATCGAGAAACTGAAAGTGCTGGTGCGCGAGGTGCTCGCGACCCAGGAGGCTGAAGACGACCCCGCCTGGCCGCGCACCGCCTCCAGCTAGACGCCATCGAGCCAACCGCATCTACGGTTTTTGGGGTTCCTCGAGCAGGCTGCGTAGCTCTCGGATGTCTCGCCCTGACCAGAGTGGTGTGGCTCGCACTGTGAGCACCGGCTTCGGGAACGGGACGCGCCTGCCGTCGGGGATGACGACGCCGAGGCGGCGCCACTTGCCGATGCGGCTGCGACCGGGCGCGCTAGTCGCCGTTCTTGCCGCGGTCGACGGGGAGCGCGACGACGACGATCGCGAGGCCGCCGACGATCCCCAGGGCGGCGAGGAGATGCTCGGTCGTGTCGTGGGCGAGCGCCTGGGCGACGCCGCCCAGCACCAGCGCGGCGACGCCGCACAGGATCAGGTACATCTGCTGGCGGACAGGGTTCATGTCTCCCGCTTCAGGACGTACGCTTCGTCGTCCCACCAGCGGTCGGGGATCGTCTGCGGCACGTCGGGGCGGGGGCCGTGCTTGCCGCCCAGGTACCAGGTGATCCAGTCGCGCTCCCCCACGGTCATCCCGTAGCGCTTCCCGATCCGCTCGATCTCGTCGAGGCCGTCCCACGCCCATTCGGGGATCTGGTCGGGGGCGCCGTCGGGGCGGGCGTCCTGGTCGCGGTCGGTGGTCAGGTACCAGTTGCTCCAGTCCCAGAACCACGCGGGATACCCCATCTCGTCCTCCCCTCCGCGTGCGATGTCGAGCACCTGGTCGATGGGGAAACTGCCGCCGCAGTCCCAGTGCCCGCCGCCCCAGCTGCCGAGGTCGGTGTGCTGGCAGACGCCGCGGCCGCTGCCCTGCGCTTGGGCGGGCGTCAGCTTCGTAAGGGGGATGCCGAAGTAGGCTGATTCTTCGGCGATCCAGCGGGCGCAGTTCTCGAGCATCACCGGGTGCTGGTTCCACTCCTGCAAAGTCCAGGCGGCGAACGCGCACAGCTCGGTCTGCACGCTGACGGGGTTCGCGTTCGCGGCCGTCCACGCCTTGTCCGGCCGTTTCACGTACTCGCCCACCGTGTTCGGGGTGTCGTCGATCCCCGTGTGCGAGCTCACCCCCGAGCTCGAGCTGGCGAAGAAGTTGCCGAGCTCCTCGATCGTCCGCGCCCCCTCGGCGGTGTGGATCACGATCAGCCTGACCGAAGCGCCGCCGCGGCTCGAGTAGTTCGGGGACGGGAACTGTTTACGGGTGAGCGGCACGCTTCCACTCCTCCCACCAGTCCGCCCTGTCCCCCCGCCTGGCCCCCGGGTGGGATGGCTCCCGGTCGGGGTCGGGGCGTGGGGGCGGCCGCCGGGGCCGCTCGTTCCCCGTGGCGTGGTTGTGGTGGCGGCCCCACCGCCAATGCCTGAACCAGCTCACGCGAGCTCCGCGTGGCTCATGTCCTCGGCGAGGTACGGGTAGAACGGCTCGTCCCCCGGCTCGTACTGGCTGACCGTCCAGCCCCAGTAGACGCCGAACACGGGGATGACACCGAGGTAGCCGCGCTCGAGGCATTCGCCGACCAGGGCATCCTTGAACCCGACGGGGTTCTGGTTCCATTCGGGGTTCTCGTTCGCGTACACCTCGGGCATGCAGATCACGTCGCGTTCCTGCATGAAGATGTCGAACCCCTCCACGGTCCGGGACGGCTCCATGTTCGTCACGATGCCGAGCGGGAGGACCGGGTTGATCTCGTACGCCCTCCCGATCGCGTCCATCGCCGCCTGCCCCTGCCCCGTCTCCGCCTGCGCGCAGTACATGTCCGGCCCGAAACTCAACGCGAGCTCGGCCCTGGCGGCGGACGGCCATGCGTCCCACAACCCGACCCGCAGGCCGCGCGCCCTCCCGCAGGCCATGTAGTCGGCGCCCTGTTCCCGGTACAGCTGCACCAGGACGCCCCTGTACCCGGAGCGGGCGATAGCGTCGCACGCCTGGTCGGGGTTCCACGGCCTCCCGTTGTAATCCCGCCCTGTGTCGGCTTGCGGCGAGTCCGGGTCGCTCATGTTCGAGCCGGCGCCGCCCGCTATGAACACGCCGCACTCATAGGAGGCGGGGACGACCACATCCGGCGGCCCGGGTTCGGGCTCGGGGTCGGGCGGGCTGGACTCAACCCCGTCGTGGGTGTCCTTCAGGATCTGCAACGTGCGCTCGAGCTTGTCCCACGCCCCCCAGGTGGCGAGGTTGTTGGGGTCGCGGTTCGGCTTGGTGCCGCCCGGGTCGAGCGCGCGGAGGCGTTCAATGCTCGCGTGGATCCCGTCCTGTGGCCCGATCGTTGTCATGGGCGGATGCTCCTGTTAGCTCACTCTCACGGGCACCACGCTGATCCAACGATCAACCCACGTCGCGGTTCCCGCCACGCTCATGAAGTAGCGCAATTTGATCGCCGTTGAAGCCGGGACACCGGAAAACAGGACCTTCATCGGCAGCATCAGCGAGTAGTTGACACCGGTCGCATTCCCGACCGCGCAGTTGGCGGGGCTTGTGTCGCCGAGGGCTGGACCCACTGAGAATGAACCACCGACAACCGAGTGGAACCCCCTGGCTCCGTAGGTTACGAGGTAGTCGCCGGCTCGCGGCACAGTGACGAGCGGCCCGTTCGTGTTGAGGTTCAGCCAGGTGGCTTGGGTGGTCGTGCCCTCCGCGGCAGCAACCATTTGGTACGCGTCGGAGCCGCCGACGAACTCCCATTTGTAGGTGCCGCCGCTCGCGTTGTAACGGAACTGCCACACCACCCCGTTGGCGATCGGGAGCGTCCACCTGTCACCGTCAGCGGGTGTGGCGGGCGGGGTTAGACCGTAGGCGCCACCCCCCGACACGGGGGTGGCCCAGACGGTGTCGTAGTTGGTGGCGGTGTTCTTGGTGAGCACCTGGCCGGCGGTGCCGCCGGCGGCGACCCCGGGGCCGGCGGGACCCTGTGACCCGGCCGCACCTGTGTCGCCTTTCGGGCCTTGTGAGCCGGTGGCGCCGATCGGGCCTTTAAGGTTGATGCCGGTGAACACCCAGCCGCCCGCCTGCTGTTCCCACACGTTGCCGGTGGCGCCGTCGAGGTAGAGGGTTCCGACCGGGTCGGCGGACACGCCGGGGGCTCCTGTCCCGTAGATCCAGTTGTCACCCGCGGCGCCGGCGGGACCCTGCGGGCCGGTGTTCCCGGTGGGGCCGGCGGGACCCTGCGGCCCCTGCGCCCCCGTGCTGCCGGCCGGGCCTTGTGACCCTGCTGCGCCCTGGGGGCCGGGGTCGCCCTGGTCGCCTTTCACGCCCTGGGGGCCGGTGTTCCCGGTCGCCCCCTGCGGGCCGGTGTTGCCGGGGTCGCCCTTCAGCCCCTGCGGCCCCTGCGGGCCGGTGAGCCCCTGTGGGCCTTGGGGGCCGGGGGCGCCGTCGGCGCCGGGGGGGCCAGTGGTGCCCTGCGGGCCTGTTAACCCCTGGGGGCCGGCGGGGCCGGTGTTGCCGGTAGGGCCGGCGGGGCCGGGCGGCCCGGTGCTGCCGGCCGGCCCGGTGGGGCCGGTGTTGCCGGCGGGGCCGGGATCACCTTGCGGGCCTGGGGGGCCGGGCGGCCCGTCCGGACCTTGCGGGCCGGTGGGGCCAGGCGGCCCCTGGGGGCCGGGCGGCCCGCTGCCGCCGCTGGTGACGAGGGCGACGTCGCCGCTCGAGGTGCCGACGAGCGTTACGTCGTTGGTCATGGGGTGACCCCGGCGGTGTTGGTGACGTCCTGGTCGACCTGGAGCCTCCCCCTAACCCAGGTGGTGATGGTGCCGTCGGGCATCGTCACCTCGAGGTCATAGGTGAGCATCTCCGGTTTGGTGAACCCGCCGGCGGGGGGTGCGAGCACAACCGTCCCCGGGTCGACGCCCAATGTCACCTGCAGGACAAGATAGGTGGGGGCAGCCCCGTTCCCGCAGGTTCGCGCCCACGCGGCGACGGTTGCGCCGGTGAGGTCGGTGGGCGCCCCGTCCGTCCACAGCAGGAACGTTTTCGACCAGGAGTCCCCCATGTACGCCTTCAGGTTGAACGTCTGGGGGAGATCAGCCATACCCGGCTCCTTCCTTTACGTGTAACCCCAGAGCACGGCGCGGCTGCTCGCCTGGAAACTCCCCGAGGAGAGGAGCAGCGTCATCTGGCTGATGGCGGCGGCGGCGCCCATCCACACACCGCCGACCGACCGGATAACCGAGCCGCCCGCGCCGGTCGCCCAGTACGCGTAGCTTTGCGCTGTCACCTGTTTCCCGGCGGCGGTGTTACCGGGATTGCCTATCTCGATGATCGTCTGGCCGCGATGGTTCGCGGCCCCGGCCGCGGCCGGGACGGCGCCAACGATCATCGACGTCGCGGGGCCGGGGCCTACCCCTGACTGGGCCGTCCCGTTCCAGTCGGTCCCCATATAGGAGTAGTTCGAACCGGTGTCCCCGTTGAACCGCAACAGCAAGTCAACGAAGTTCGCGGTCGCGTCACCCCTAGCGTTGACGACCAGGCGGAACCGCGAGTAGGACGGGTCGAGATTCGTAAACGGGTAGGTGCCGCTCCCCCCGGTGGTCTCGGCCAGCTTGACGGCGCCGGTGGTGGGAGGCGCCCACATCCCATCGCCGCGTAGCACGACGCCCGGGTCGGCCGGGTACCCGGTGATTTTCTGGGCGCCGAGCGACCCGTCCGGGATGTCCATGGCCGGGTCGAGACCCTCGGTTGTCCATGACTCGCCCGGGTTGATAACCCGTCCGTTGTAGATGTCCTGGAGCTGCTGGTTGGTGAGCGCGACCGTCCAGATCGCGAGCTCGTCGACGGAGCCGCGGCAATGGGCGAACCGGACGTCGTCGTCCCAGCCGCCGCCGACGACAAGCGCCGAGCCGGCCGCGGTGGCGGGACGCACCGTCGCGGCGTTCCCGTGCACGTACGAGACCGGTGCCAGGTTCACGTAGATCGTGCGCTCGTACTTGTTCGTCCCGGTTTTCTTGAACACTTTCGCCACATGCACGAAGTCGGCGATACCCGTTTTGCAGAGGAACCAGGTTTGCCCGAAGTAGTCGCCGCCCGGGTAGAGGGCACCGCCGCCAGACCCGAAATACAGGTCGCCGGGCGGGAACGGGGTGAACAGGGTGCCCGGCTTGAACCCGAACCACCAGCCGCCAGCGGTGCCGCCCAGCGGCTTATACCAGCACGACACGATTTTCCGGGGCGGGCAATCAGCGACCGTGTACGGGTCAATGTTGTCGGTCCCGCCGACGCCCACGGATTCGGCCTTCAACCAGCATGAGACGGTGTGGCCGCGCCCGACCGGTGTGTCCGCCTCGTTGGGGCCGAGCACCTCGGCCAGGCAGGAGTCGGGGACGCTTCCGCTCAACGCCAGCTTCACCCCTGTTTCGCTGGCCTGGACCTGGACGTCGTTGAAGTGGAACACCATCGCCCCGTCGTTCGCGCTACCGCCGATCAAGGCGCCGCTAGCCAAGTTCGGCCAGTCCGACGATGGCAGCGCCGACCCTGTCCCGTTATGGTCGATGTTCACCGCCGACAGGTTGTGGGTGGGCGCCGGCCCGTGGTCGAGTATGAAGTTGGGGACGCTGAGTGTCGGGCCGGCAGGCCAGGAGCCGGGGGGGTCGCCGAGCCGCCACCAGCCGCACAGGCTGCCGGGGTTGTAGTACGCGTCGTGGATGGGAACGCCGTCATGCTTGTATTCGCCGAGCCCGGGGACCGGGTCGGTGGCGCCGACCGCATGGTCTTTCCCGTGCAGCACGGGTTTGGGGTTGTTCAGGCCCATGGGTCGTTCTCGAAGTAGGCCTGCGGTGACAGGTCCAGAGTCAATGTGACGTCGTCGTAGGCGTCGTTCAGGGGTTGGACGGTCTCGTGGACGCCCTCGACGAAATACGGTTCGCTGGTGAGGCCGCCCCCTCCGGGGCTCTGGACGGTGACGTCGATCTGGTCGGCGATATCCACCTTGGAGAGGAGGTTCCAGGTGGTGGTGGCGCCGGGCTGGCCGGGCCGCATGGTGCGGAACGCGATGTCGGTGACCCGGTTGCGGGGGGCGGCGTAGTTGCGGACGTAGTACTCGGCGAACCGTTTCGTTTCGACGAGGCTGTCCGATAGGCCGTCGACGGATTCCATCGTCAACAGGTTCTCGGCTGACCAGGACCGGATCCCGTAGCTGCCCTGCGAAGCGGTGTCCTGCTCGAGCTGGGCGACGAGCTGGGCTGGGGTCGGGGGGGCCGCGGTCCCCCCATTGCTGCTAACCCAGACAGGGGTCGCTACCGCGCTGTTGATGATCTTCGCGAGCCCGCGGTTGGCGGCGAACCGGCGCAGGTGGGCGGTCGACCCGGGGGCCACAGCGACCGCCTGGCTGTCGCCGGCCTGCCAGTGATGCCAGTCCCACGCGTCGTCCCCGGCGGACGCGGCCACCTCGGCCGGGTGGAACCTCGCGTACCGGCCGTGGGCGCACAATCTGCCGTACCGGTCGGTGTAGACGTTGGCGACGCCGGGGAACTCCGCGTCGGCGGCCTCCTGGATCGCGGTCAACGCTGACTCGCCCGGGCTGGTGGGGTACCCCCACAGGTGGACGTTGCCGGTGAACACGATCGAGAACTCGTC